GAATCTAACAACATAGCGTTAACTTCAACAATCCTCTTTTTAAATCCAATCCTAACGCCAGTAGACAACCTTAATTCTACAGGCATCGTCCTTATCTCGGTTGCAATTGGCAAACCTACAACATAGCTAGCAGTAGATGATCTAGGGAATGTAACGGTACCGCCACCAGGTACAACCTGGTCAGCCTGCACTAATCCGTCTAGTACAACATTGACGGTCGCCCCAACCAGATGTGTAGCACTAGCTGTGGCAGCAGCACCACCAGTAATAGCGCTATCAACATGGAGATTGTGTTCAAACAACTCAACATAATATTGATATACTGCATTAACCAGACGCTTAACCACAACGTATATATATGTTATATCAACTCCAACATCAACAAACGATCCGTTTATTGTCTTGAATTCAGATGGAGCTATAACAGACTGAGCACTTAACAGAGAGTATACGGCCATTGAGCCGTCATCCCCATTAGTTATCAACAGCAAATCATTCTCATCGGTATCCACTGCACGCCTTAAAGCCATGCGTGTTGGACCTTTAATTAAGTGTCCAGACAGTAAAGATATCTTGTTTGTCATGTACGTTAATTGAGTATCGCTAAACGCAATCTCACTCAAACTCTTGCCCTGCCGCTGGATAAACATAACTCCAGACTCTAGCTGCTGCACCCTGACACCAGGCTTGGCACCATTCCTGCTGGTAGCAGTTACAAAGAATGAGCTTGGTGTGATCGGCTCTAAGCCCTGCTGGGGAACGTAGAACTCACCGCCAGTAGTAAGCACTAACAAGTCTCTAGCAGATATGATGTCAACAATAGCGTTGTAAGTATTGGTATCTAACGTTGCCTCTACAGCATCGTCAGCGAATCCTTCTGTCGGATCGAAGTCAAAGAATAGTCCTACCTTAGATCCCCATAAAGTAGATGGGCGAGTCTTACTACCACCAAAATATAGCCGTCCTTGATGGAACGTAACAGCTCTTGGATAACCACGGGATGCAGACCATACAGGCTCGTATCCTGACTCTAGCTCCCAGTTTCCAGATGCAATGGCAGAAGTGCTGAAGACTGGAAACTCAAGCACAGCATTAACTACGGTGCCACTTACAAACTCAATTATCTTAGCCCTACCTTGCGGCGTCATATTGATATATTGACCAACAGATGCGCCAGTAAATGTTGCTGCGGCAGATGCGGTTAATACACACTTGCCAGATACTGAGCTAGGCGTTAGCGTGCCAGCGGGGAGTGTGAATACGGGAGTAAATGCGTATCTAGGAACGCTATCGAAAGCTAAGACACTAGCTGTCCACAAAGCATCTGTACCGCCACGTACAATCTTTACAGGAGGTAGGTTCTCATTGACAGCTATCAGTGTGTCGGCAGACTGTGTCCAGACCAACTCACCAAGAACGGATGCCGTTAAAGCAAATGCCGTAGTATCTAGGTATGGATTGCCGCTACCATTGATGTTTGTGATTAGCACCCCTTGCTTAAACACGTGCATCCTATTATGCGTAAAGCACAGCATATAGCTGTCGGTCACACTGAACTCAAATGGGACTAACCTTACCCCATTGGCAGCAGATTCTGCGCCAGTATTAGGTAGCGCAAACTTATACCGTAGTCCACCACGCCGAGTAACCCCACCCTGTGGTTGACACAGAACATTGGTAGCCTTCTCTAAAGCGTTTTGATACGTCTTATCTAAATCAAGACGCGCCCGAAGTAACGGGTCTAACTCACCAGTAGTGAAGTTGGTCTGGACTGTGACAAATCTTGCCATCAGTATCTAACGGCGATCAGTGAGAAATCATTAATACTGTTGTTTGGCTGATTCATGCCATCCATATTCATACAACTACGCATAAATCCACCGCGTCCGTTGTCACCAGGCGTGCCAACAGCTATTGTCTGCCAGTAACCAGCCTTATCCACTTGGTCAGTAATTGGGATAGCTAGGTGCCAAGACATTAAATACTTTAACAATTGGACAAACCAGATAGGCATCTCTGTTTCTGGAACAGAGTATTGGTAATCGATATATACGATTTCGCTATTGGTCAGTAACTTACCACCCATAATCCTGTAATCAGTTCTAGGGCGCACATTCTGTGATGCGGAATCGTAGACAGCACGTGGGGAGCCAAGTCTGTCGGATGGAAGTTGATACTCGTAAGCGTATTCACTAACTGGGGTTGTTACTAATTGAGCTAACTGTGTCTTCTGTATCGCGAAACTCCACGGATACATCATTAAAGCTTGATCTCTAATGTTAGGATACAGTCTGTCAGAAACGGAAGATTCGTCAGTTCCTTCGGTAAACGAGGAAATGCCTTTTGCTCCAAGCATTAACAGAGCGTCAGAGCAGATTGATAGTGCGGTATCTCCAGCGGCCATATGCAATCCTTTAGAACGTAAACCAACCCCCATATTCTGAGGGCTGGTTTATTAGAAGATACTTAGTCAGTATCTGTTGCGCTTACAGTGGTTCCATCTGCAATATCAACCACGCCAGCTGAAGTTACTTGGTTGACATAGGTCAACACAAGTGACGGCGTTGTGGTGTCATATACAAACAGAACATCACCAACATTCAGTAGACCGCTAATGCTGTTGAAGTAGCCAGCAGTATTAACAGTAGCCTGCGTGTCGGCAGTTTTGTAGATATACATAGAAGGCGCATTTCCTGCCTTAGATGTACTGACTGCGTTTAAACCAGTTACGGAATAAGCCATGTTATCTCTCCTTTTTAGGTTTCGCGAGCAACGATTGAAACAATACCTTCCGCATCAATGGTGATTGAACCGGCAGAAAATACAGTGTTCACGAGGAACGATGTCTTTTCTGGAATGTAGTTCATTTCTGTGCGAGGAGATATCCCTTCTGCGTAGCCAACTGCATCGCGGTGGAATGCGAAACAAGTACGGTCCAGTGATCCATCAACAACCAAACCACCTTCGGTACGGTCGCCAAGGACGTAAAACTGGAAGCCAAGGTATGTGTTCAGTTCACCAGAGACAAGCGCTTTGACTGTATTAAAGTCGGAGCTGGTCACTGACGTTTCTGACAACAAAGATGCCAAGCCATTTGCATGGATGACAATCCCACGGCCCTCTGGAGGTACGTTGCTCTTGTCCAGCAGCTTCTTAGCTTCGCGCAACTTAGCCATGTTCATATTGGTATCGGTCCCGCCGATATCATTACTAACAGTCAAAGCTGTGCCAGATGCTGCTAGAGCATCAAGAATAAGCTGGTCTTGACGACGGCCAATTGCGTTAGCAAGAACTTGTGCCAACTCTTGACGCTCATCAAAATTAACTTTAGCTTGATTAAAAATATCACTGTATTCAGCAGCATTCCAATCAGCCAGGGTGCAGGTGATGGTAGAGAATGCAACATTCAGTGGGGTTACGTCAGCCTGTGGAATACGAGGAGTTGCTACACCACGACCAACTTTTGGAAACTTTACGGTAGCTCCTTCGACACCACGGCGCTGACGTACAGCACTTACCAATTGAGCCTTGCCTTGGTAAGCCTGTTTCACTTCAGCATCGAATAGGGTGACAAAGGCGTTAGATAGAGATACGCTCATTTGTGTTCTCCTAAGAACAGGTTTAAAAAAAGGGTTTCGCTATTGGTGTGCCGTAGGATTACGGGCCTGGCTTGCTGATTACGTCAGCCAATCGTCAAGGATACTTGAATTAAGGGCCGCATTACGGTATGCCTTAGAACCCTTTTACATTATTATTATTACACAGTCAAACACTTAGTAAAAAATTGGCAAAAAAAACCCGCCGAAGCGGGCAAAGGGCACTACCAAGATTTAATTATTAAATTGAGCAGCAAACATCTTCTCTACTTTAGCTCTGTATGACACATCCGTCTTGTATCTAGGGTCAGAAACCATCTGATACAGCTCATCTTTAGACGGAGCACCATCTATAGGAGCACTATTCATTGGGATTCTGCCTTCGTAACTCTGCCTTAACTTCATCAGAGCCTTGATTCCGTTGGCCGTGCCACCCATAACCTTAAATTCATTAAAGTCATCCGGTCCCCAGACTCCTTTGTTAACCAGCCCGTTAGCCCAGTCTACCATACCCTTAATGATGGCATCCGAATTGGCACCTAAAGACTTCTTTTCTTCAGCAGCATTAAAGTTTGACACCTCTGCTTTAGAAGCATTTAGCTCAACAACCTTTCCTACGAGGGAATCTAGTGCGGCTTGGCTAACCCCATACTCTTTAGCCCAACCTTCGACGTGCTGACGAACTGGATCGGTATCTGGAACAGAGCCAAATGCAGTGTAGTCGTAATTGCCATCTGCCGGAGCCTTATGCTTACCTTGGCTTATTTGCTTACGGAGATCTGTCCATGACTTAGCGATAGCCTCAAGGTCTGGCTCCGCGTCTTCTTTCTTCCAAAAATTCTCAGGCCACCACGCTGGGCGATCTGCCGGAGTATCACTCTCCTCTGGAACCCTATGATCTATAGTAACTTCTTGTGTAGCTACAACATCTGTTGGTGATGTAATGCCTGCCAGTAAGCCCTCACTATTCTCTGGTTGGGGCTGGCTTTTACTTTCTTCCATTATTACTCCTTAAAGTTTTTTTGACCTCTTGATTCTGGCTTCTAAATCCCTCACAACGGAACATTGCCCTTCTCTGTAATATCCGAAGCTTGGGTCCGACCCTGGAACACATACTGGATGCTCTAGGATTGTTTGTCTAAGCCACGCAAGCAGCTTAGCTCCATCCTCACTTCCAAACACACGAAGACATAACCGGTCAGTATCTTCCCTTGCAGTTATTACTTCCCGTATATCTGTAACGGTAGCTGACGCTAACCCTTCCCAACCATCTTCCACTTATTTGTATCCTTTTTCATCTTTGCTAACTGTTTATTAATCCACAATATCCGCTTTGGAGGAGCGTCTGGTGGAGCCGGTGCAAACATTTTACACTCATGTGCATATTGATAGCTTTGATACTCCCAGTTAGGCTTCCTAGTGCACAACCCAAACCCGTATTTGGACATATCTATAGCTTGCAAGGAGAAATACTTGCAGTCTACACACCTCATCCCATTATAGCGCCTGGGTTCTTAGCCATACCTTCCACAACTTTAGATGCAAGTTCTGGATTCTGCTGTGCAACCTGTTGAGCTGCATCGGTAGCCTGTTGAATCATCAACTGACGCTCGGCAGGGCTATTCATAATGACACGAGGGATAGCCATCTTCTCTGCAATTAGGTCTAGCATCGCGCTAACCTTAATCATCATCTTGCCTTCTTGACCAATGCTCTCAGCTATCTTCATAAATTGAATAATGTTTTGCACTTCTTCCATAGACTGCGACATAGCCAATGGCGATACAGGGGTGATCTTAATCTCTAGCCCGTTCACGCGCAGTGGTAAGTCTATCAGCCCACGGTCATCCATTATATCCAGTATCTTGGATACTATAGGGATCATTGTTTCATTAATCAGCCTACCAAACGCCGAGCCAAGGTTCTGAGACAGCTGCTTCATCCTCTCCATAACCTCGGTAGCGGATCTAGCACTCATATTGTCTGGAGGTAGGCTCTCATCCAGTAGGATC